CCATTACTGACCATGCTCCTTAAGTGGACGAAGACCTATGTCTATATGAATGGGAATGAGGAACGCTGGTTTGGCGCAGCCAAGACGGCCACAAAGCCGGAGAACATGCAGGGATTCCACGAGGATAACATGCTCTTCATCGTCGATGAGGCTTCCGGCGTGGCGGATCCGATCATGGAGGCAATCCTGGGGACGCTGTCCGGAAAGAACAATAAGCTTTTGCTGTGCGGGAATCCCACGAAGACCAGCGGGGCGTTTTTTGACAGCCACAACTCAGACAGGGCATTGTATAAACGTCACACGGTCTCATCCATGGACAGCGACAGGACGGATAAGGAGAATATTCAATCCCTGATAAAGAAATACGGGTGGGAATCTAATGTGATCCGTGTCCGGGTACGCGGAGAGTTCCCGAATCAGGAGGATGACATTTTTATTGGTTCCCAGCTTATGGACCAGTGTACAGACCGGTTGTATGAGCTGCCGGATGGAAAAGGGATGCCGCAGGTAATACTCGGCGTGGACGTTGCCCGTTACGGTGATGATGAGACGGTGATCTATAGGAATTTCCAGGGGCGCATAGAGATAGTAAGGCACCGCAGAGGCCAGGATCTTATGGCTACGACCGGGGACATCGTACTGGAATATCAGCGCATTGTCAGGGATTTCCCGGATTATAAGGGGAGAATCTACGTGAATATCGACGATACGGGTCTTGGGGGAGGCGTCACGGACCGGCTAAAGGAAGTAAAGCGTGAGCGGAACCTGGGTCGGTTATATATCATTCCAATAAATGCTGCAGAAAAGATTGAGACTGATACGAAGGCAGGAAAAGAGGCGGCGGAATATTATAATAACCTGACGACCCATATGTGGGCGTCGCTGAAGGAATTGCTGGAAAATAAAGATATCGTGATCAAAGATGATGCGGATACTGTAGCACAGGTGATTTCAAGAAAGTATTTCATAGCCAGCAATGGGAAGATAGAGATAGAACCAAAGAAAGAGATGAAGAAGCGGGGGCTTGATTCGCCAGACAGGGCGGATGCGCTCACGCTTTCTGTTTATCTGGGAAAGATTAAGAAATATACCGGCAGTGCACCGCCGAAGAACACGTTAGGCAAGAGCAGTTACTGGAGGAGGTAACAGAAGTATCAGTCAGCAGGCTGGTGGTATTTTTATGGAGAAAAGCAATGAAATTAATTGAATAATGGGGAGGAGTCCTGCCAGGGTATGTTCCTGGTCTCCCCAAAAGAATCAGAAGGTGTAGCGAAATGCTGCGTCTTATTTTAATTCCATGATTCAGAATAAAAAATAGGAGATGAGATTATGAAACTAAAACTTGTGAAACAGGGGAAATTTTTGGGAACAATATGTGATTTCTATGTGAAGAATTGTGAAACCGTTTATTCATATAGCATATTAGGACTTTCTCTATTGAATATATAGGCTGTGTATAGTAAGATTGTGGATAAGGGAAAAGATATATTCATGTACGAAGGGAGAAAGTTATGAAAAGAAGAATTGTATTAATAGTTGTGTGCTGTTTGGCTTTGATAGGATGTGGAAAAGTAACAAGTGATGAAGAAACGAATAAAACACAAGAAACTGAGCAGATGGAAACAACGAAAGAAGATGTTACAGAGCTTCCGGCAGATTTTAAAGAGGTGACTGATGAAGAGGCAGCGAGAATTCCTGACCGAGAAAGTCTATTGGATGTCGGTGAACAGGTGTTAGGGTCTATTGGGGTTAGGACTGTTAAAACAGGTGTATGGGGAAATTATACTGATTACAGCAATGGGGAAAACAGTAATATTGCTGTAGATTTTTACGGAGTAGCTGATTCGGATAGAATGTTGAAAGTAACAATGCAATATTTTACATCTTCGACATCGGCAGAATGGTCTGTAAATTCTGTTTGTGATGTGGATAATGGAAATTATTATTACGTTCCAGATGAATGGAAAACAACTGTTGATTTATATGATTATAAAACCCAAAAACTTATTTCTGAAAAATCTGAAAGCAAGGAAGAAGTTCAAGAAAGAATAACCCCAAAAGCGGAAGAAGAGTCTGATAAAGAAAAAGAGGTAAAAAAGAGTTATTCGGAAGAAAATAGAAAAGAAAACAAAAAAGATAAATCTGCTGATTCAAGGCAAACGATGAGCGTAAGCAAACTTAAAGTTAATGACGAATTGATAACTGACATTACAGAAAAAGATATGCCAGAGTGGTATGATTATATAGTAGATGTTAGCATTAATGTAGATGAAGGTGAAAAAGTAATTTATATTGCGGTACAAGTACCTACAGCTATTAATGAAGATACTGCAAAAATGGCTGGTGAAGACGTAGCGAGATATTTGGCATCCCAAGCATGTAATGCGAATAAAGATTTTAAAGCTCCAGGAAGTGATGATATCGGTGGCATATATGACAGATATGATTTGTTAATATATGTTGATGATGGTATTGGCAATATTAATTTATATGGGGCAAAAGTTATATCAGCAGATCGGATTACTTGGTAGTTAATATCGATGGAATGAAAATAGGCAGCTCAATGAGGGCTGCCTATTTTGATAAAAAGTGAAAACAAAAACTTGACTTTTGCCCGACATAATATATAATAGAATTATGCCCGACAAAAGAAAGGAGGCTCCAATGTCACCAAGAACAGGCAGGCCGACGAATAATCCTAGACCTAACAAATTGAGTATTCGCATTAGTGATGAAGATAAAAAAACTTTAGAAGAATATTGTGAAGAAAATAATGTGAACAGGACAGAAGCAATAAGCAGAGGGATTAAGAAGTTGAAAGAAAAATAAAAGCAACCGGATACTTTGGCGAGCAACGGTTACTTTTATTTGGTAAAATGAGGTTTTCCTCTATGAAATATCTTATCATAAAGGGAAATCTCTTTCAAGAACATTTGAAAGGAGATTTTGACATGAAAAATATTGAACAAATACTTACTTCGATGGAAGTTGCCGAAATGGTAGAGAAAGAGCATAAAATGTTATTAAGAGATTTGCGTAGATACACTAATCAGCTTAACCAGTGCAAGATTGCACCCGTTGATTTTTTTGAAGAAAGCACCTATAAAGACACTAAAGGAGAAATACGACCTTGCTATCGCATAACCAAGAAAGGCTGTGAGTTCATAGCTCACAAATTGACGGGAACAAAGGGAACTATCTTCACAGCCCGGTACATAAACCGTTTCCACGAGATGGAGACGCGGTTGGAAACGGGAATCAACCAGGAACTGCAGATGTATTTAAAAGATAAGCTGGAAAAACAGGAGACCATCTTACGCAATATTGAACAACAGACCCAAAGGAGGGGCTATATAAGCTGTAGAAGAGTTAATTCTGTTCAGGAGCAATATAGGCAGGAAATAACACAAATGACAGAACTGAGCTGTGATGCAGAATATTTACAAGCAGTTTACACATTTGCAAAACATTATCCAAATAAAAGTGTTGTAGCATAAGATTGGTAAAACCATGAAAAACAGAAAACCATGAAAAACAGGATGGACACCGCTCAGAAATGGGCGGTGTTTTCATGTACAAAGTTTAAAGAAAGCAGGAATTGTTAATGGCAAACAGAAAAGAAATAGGCCGTATCGGCCAGCGCCGGTATGGCGGTGTTATTTATGAAGAATTTCTCCCGGAACTGCAGGGGCATAAAGGCATAGAAGCTTACCGGGAGATGGCTGACAATGATGATATCGTCGGCGCTATCCTGTACGCGATCGAGATGCTGGTCCGCCAGACTACATGGACAGTAGAACCGCAGGGCAGCACTCCGATAGATAAGGAGGCAGCAGAATTTGTCCAGTCATGCCTTGATGATATGCAGGTCACCTGGGTGGATACTGTATCAGAAATCCTGTCTTTCCTTACCTATGGCTGGAGTTTTCATGAGATAGTGTACAAGCGCCGTATGGGAAATACCCACGACATCAGGACACGGAGTAAATTTGACGATGGATTGATCGGATGGGCGAAGCTCCCGATCAGGGCGCAGGAAACGCTTTATCAGTGGGAATACGACGACGCGGACAACCTTATTGGAATGACACAGATGCCTCCGCCTGACTTTGGGATATTTACAATCCCTATGAGCAAGGGAATGCTGTTTCGGACGCGTTCTCGGAAAGATAACCCGGAGGGCAGGAGCATTCTTAGGAACGCCTACCGCTCCTGGTACTTTAAGCGCAGGATCCAGGAGATAGAGGGGATCGGTATAGAGCGGGATCTGGCCGGGCTGCCGGTCATCTATACGCCGGAAGAAAGCGGGGAAGAAATCTGGAATGATAATGATAAGGAAATGGTGCGGATCAGGGCCGGCCTGGAAGAGATGGTGCGGAACA